TTGGCGAACAGGCCTTCAAGACGGTCAATCTGCCCGATTTTAGCCCGCGCCTGTATTCCACTGTCAGACATAGCCGCGAACGTCTCGGCATTTTTCTTGTCCAAGTTTTCATAGAATTTGTCTGTCTCACCAACATTGACGTTGGTGGAAGAAGCTCCGGCTTTCTTCTGCGCCAGCTGGAAGTCAACGAACGAGCCTTGATATCCGCGTCGGAGGGCATACTCGTATTCGTTGATATCGGCTGTCTTGCCCACCTGTGCTTGATCGGCTGCGAACTTCTCCCGCGCCAACTGATCAGCTGGCGTAATGCGTGGATTGCGGAGGTTATCGACTTCCAGCTGTGTCTTTTGCAGGCCGAGTTGGTATGCCGGGTCAGACTGCTTGGCTCGAGATGCAGCTGCTGCCTGCTGCTGAGCCATGTGCTGATTAAGGAGGATTTCCGCAATACCTCTTGTGCGCGTTGATGCGCGAGGATCAGAGAGCACCTCAAAGATGACAGGAGGAATAGCCATGCCATTTGGAGCTATAGGCTGTGGTGCGGCCTGTGCGACCTGAACAGGGGCTTGCACCGGTGCGGCGACTGGTGCTGGCCGCATCGCGGCTTCAGGCACCATACCGGAGAGAGATGCTGTCTGCTCTTGCATCTGCGGCGCGATATCGGCACGGCTTGGTGGCATTTCAGCCAGATTGATATTCGGACCGAACCGGCCCATGTCAAATTCTGGCTGCTGCACCTGCGGTGCCTGTGCGGCGACAGCTGGATCAACCGAACCAGATGGCGTTGCTGCAGCGTCGATAACCTGAGCAGCGCCCATACCAGATGCAGGATCAAGGCTCGCAACCTCAGTGCCACCTTGAAATGATGGCAGATAGCCCTTTGCGAAACCAAGGCGACGGTTCACCTCGGCGCTTGGGCGGTCATGACCGGCAAACGCCCATGCGCTGTTGATAAGGCTTTGAGCCTCTTCAACGCTCTTGGCGCCATTCAGCTTCTCGATGAGTGCGGGGTCTTCGCTGAGGAAGAACTTTGCCTGCCCCTGCGGTGACAAATCACCTGTGGCCGCGAGCGCCTGATAGCGCGGGCCTCGCCATGACATGATGCCACCAGCAGTGCCAGGCTGGCCGCTTTCGCTTGGATCACTCCAAGTGCGATTGGCATTCTCCGCAGACCATCCGCTTTCAGCACGACCTGTCGCTGCCACAGCAGCCAATCCATATGGGTTGGTCAACCCGCCTTCTTTGACAGCAGCCATGAACGGTTCGTAGGTATCACCGGTCGATGGTGACGTGGCAGAGACTTCGCGAGCAGCATCAGTCATCGGGATTGGAGAGGTCGCGGACCCACCTCCACCGCTCAACAGGGATGTGATCTCACCGATCTTGCCCATGTTCCACGCATCATTCTCACCCTCTTGTTTATCAAGGTGACGGCTATCAAGAGCACCAAGGACACCTTCAGCTACCCGTGCGGCGCCCTGCGTCCAGTGACCAACTGGGGAATAGTCCATACCATTCCGCATAAGCGCATCGGCAATCTCACGCTGCTTTTCGATATCTTCGGGGGAGAGTTTACGTCCATTGCGACCCCAGACGAATGCACCTTCAGCAGCCATTATGCGGCCTCCGTAACAGCTCGATAATCAACCATCTTGAAGCCATTAGGCTGAACGTAGACGGCGTCAGGCATCTTGTTTTCAACTTCATCCGCCATCACACCAATCTCCGTGACTGGGGAACCGATCATGCGATACGCGTAGACAGGCAGCCCGTTATCCAGTCTGCCAACCCGGCGAATATCTCTTTTCAGTCTCCGGTCCGAATACTTGATGCCGGCCGTCAAGCCCGTACCGAGAAGACCAAACAGGCCGCCCATCTTCGCATTCGCGGCGTTCAGCTGAGCATTGTAATTGTTCGCGGATGCGCCGATGTAATCCGCACCAGCCACCGACGTGCTTGGCGTGGCTGTGAAATTCGGGCTTTGCACCTGAGCGCCACTCAGCAAGGAGCTGATTTCCTGCAATGGCTGGTTACGCTCCGCATAAGCCTCTTGCATCGCCTGACTGCGCCCGGTCAGGTAAAGCTGATTGTAAGCATCGTTTTTAGACTGCGTGAAATTGGACATCGCAGAGGCCCACGCAGGCGAACCCTCCATGATGCCCTGGTTTGCCAGCCGAGCGCGAAGGCTTTCTTCTTCCTGCGCAAACCTCGGATTAAGACGGGCAGAACCCAATTCGTCCAATCGAGCCTCAGCTGCGGCGGTATCGGCTTTAAATGGTTCATTCAGATAGTCTTTGAGGAACGATGACTGCTGATTTGCAATCGAGCCTAGATTGAGGCTTGCGGCGTCGGTTTGGTCCTTGATCGCCTGCTGAGCGTCAGACAGCGTTGTGGTCGCTGTATAGGTCGGGGTTGTAACGGTCTTGCCGGTCGAGTCGACAAAGCTACTTGAACCCGTTTGATTGTAGGTCAGCTTACCATCGGGCGTGACCTGATTGATCATATTGATCTGCTGCTGCGTCAGCGCGGTGTCACGGTTCAGACCTGTTTGTGCAGCCGCCTGCGATGCCGCGGACTCTGGTTTAGGAGTGCTGACCAAAGCGATATTCCTCTTTAAGTATACCGACGATAAAAGCGTCTCGGCCTTTGCCGAAATGATTACGCTTGAGGCCTTCGATTTGGCCGCCTAAGCGTTCAGCCACTCGCACGATGTGTGTTTTCTCGGTCTGAATGGTAATGCGCTCGTACTTGAGCTGATCGAACACATATTCGCCAACCGCAGTCAGGAACTTCGCGTTCCAACCGTGACCGGCAATAGTCACGTGTACGTCTGCGCCCTCAAAGCAGTTGAAAACGACGCCTGCGATGACTTGTCCGCCTCGCTCGATCCCCATAGCCGTGAAGGGAGGGAACAGACCGATGTTCAGCCGATCACTGACGAACTCGATTACACGATCATCAGTGACAATCACGTGACGATATCCGACTGCTCATAGGTGATATCGATACGCACGATTTCGGCATCAAGCGGCACGGTTGCGCCGCTTGTGAACTGCAGACCGGGTGCGATGGCATACCCTTCACCGGCAGCGCCGTCCCAGTCCTGTTGGACTTCTTTCACTCGACCAGCACCCCAAACGCTCTGGCCCCAGATCGCAGCCCCCCAAACGCTTTGGCCTTCAACGACCGAGGCGTTCGGAACCGCAGAGAAATTGACAATGTAGTCAGACTGGATTGTGATTTTGGTATCTATCTCAGATGAGGTCCGAAGGACGGGACGCACCATTTTCACAATCTTCAGCGCAAGCGGATTTCCGAGGTCTTCAAATAGCGGGAGATAAGTGCATGTGTATGTCATGCCCTGATCAGCGCCGGTCGTGTAACCTTCAATTATCTTGCCGTTCGAAGATCCGAAGAAAAGCCTTCCGTTGAAGACCTCGAGGCAATATCCATCCCAGCCAGTCCAGTTTGACCACGCAGCGGTTCGCGTGTTGACCACGAACATCTGTGGAGTTGTGCCTGGGAGTGTTGGCAAGCAGACGACTGCAATCTGCTTTTCTGCCCATATTTCACAATGCCATGGCAAGCTGTCGCGCTCTTCCACCACCGCATTCCAAGCCGTTTCAATGTTGTACGAAATGGCAGATGAAGAGAGAGCAGCAAAATCTCGCTGCATGGCTTGCGAAAGAGGAACCTTGCCGATCGACGTAGCAATGATCAGATCGCCGCCGCCCTGAAAAAACGCCTTTGGGCCAAGTGGCTTGCCAATTCGATAAACGCCGATGCGGTTCCAATCGTTGGCATCTGCGGGGTTGGTGCCAGAGAATACGGCCGCTTCACCTTCCGTCGTGACAAAGACGCAGTATTCATTCGGCCCGTCGCCGCTCTCGATCGACCAACGAGAACCGAAGAGTAGAGAGCCACCGCGTGAGAAAGCACCGGCCAGTGGCAAGTGCACCAGTTCCCCGCCAATGGTATTAACCGGCAGGTACCATGCGTCCATGCTGTCCTTCTGGATGAAGAACAAACGGTTCTTGTAAGCCCATACGCGGGAAAGCTGCTCAGCCGTCACAGTTACGCCTGTCGCGAACGTCAGCGCTGGGCTCGTAATGAAGTTGACGCCATCGTAAACGAACGGCGTGTCAACACCATTCACACCGCGCAGGAAAGCAGCACCATTCGCATTGACGAACTGCACGACACTCCAGTCACCGCCATTCAGCCCGGTAAGCTTGTTGACAGGTGCGCTGGTGATGTCAGCAATCTCACTCTCATTGGCCGCGAACAATGCCTGAGCATTTCCGTTTTTGTATGAGAAGAGCGAAACAACAGGCTTGTCCGTGCTCGTTGGCATGGTCGCGAACAGGTCGCTCCCTCTGCGGCTTTCACCCCCGGTGGCAGTTGGAAGTATGTTCTCATAGATGTATGCGCCCTGTGGGGCGTCTGGGTTTGGTGCTGCAATGTTCTGATTGGCTATCCAACCGGCCACAGCGACGGGCCAACTTTTCGTGCGGACCTTGCGTTGCTTTCTTTTAGGCGTTGGTTCTCTCATGGGGTGATCACTCCAGGGAATGCAAAATCAGCATCCATTGGAAGTCGGGCGCGACCCACTGATATAACCCGCTTGCCACGATCAGCGCCGCCTATTTGAGATAGAGCGCGTTCGTAGTTTTCCAGCGCTTCGGAATAGTCGAGACCATTCTGATCACGCCAGCGCCAGATCAGCGAGAGCGTCAGCAAACGCTCGTCCAGACGGAAACTGTCTGTGTCTTGCTCAGCAACAGATTTCACCGCGCCGTTGTCGGATTTGAAAATGTCGCTGGTGACGAAATAGTATTTCGCGACTTCGCTTGGCCCCATCGGCGGGTAGATTTGCATTTTATCGTCAAGCACAATCCAGTAACCAGGAGTGCCGGCCGACAGATATGTCTGCAAATGCAGCCAGTGGTCCAAATCCCGCGCGGGAGTGTAACCGCTTTGCTGCCAAGTCGCAGATTGAACCCGACCCTTCGCAGGCATTCTGTCGAAGCCCTGAGGGAAATCGAAGGCGATCTTCGATCCATCCCCCTGATGTTCGGCCAAGACGGTGAGCGCCCGCCACTCAAAGGCCTTTGCGATGTCAACTGCCGCTTCTTGCACAAGCGACGTTAGACCAACTTCGAAAGGCTTCTTTGAGCTGAAAATCGTCGTCGGCTTGCGACCAACGAGACGAGCTGCAGCATTCTGGCAGGCGCTCAGGATTGTCATGGATTATGCTCCGGACTTTGCAGCCGCAATCTTGTCATTGATCTCCTTGGCCTTTTCAGCCAGTTCGACCTTGCCCCAATCAGCATTGATGTCGATGCCTGGCTCAGCGTCTTCAAGCCAAAGCTTGATGTCTTCCGCCTCCCAGTCAGCGAACGGATTGTCAGAGCTCACTGCGGAGTTATCGGCATCGCCGGCATCATCTGCCGCAGCAGTGTCTGGAGCGGGCTTTGCGTCATCCTTGGGCTTATCTTTGCCCCCTGTCTTTTTAGTGCTGGCAGGCTTGTCTTTGCCCTCCAGCTCAGCAAGACGCTTTTTCAGGGCTTCGTTTTCTGCTGAGAGCTTCGTCACATCGACGCCATTGGATGCATTGTCCAGGTAGGCCTGAGCCTTCGTCTTGAGTTCACGACCGCCCACGCCAAGCATCTTGAGGTTATTGCCATCGAGGTCTGACAAGGCCTCAGCGGTGTAGATGTTGAGAGCTTTCAGTTCCAGGCGCTTGCCCTGCGTGAGGAATGTCAGCTCTTCAAGTGGCGTTCCGCTCGCGGCCTGCGCTTCGCCGGATTTGAACCGCTTGTACTGCTCGTTGTACTTCTGAGCGTAGGTAATGCGCGTCCGTTCCTGCGTAATCGGGTCTTCCACCCATTCAGTCTGTTCATGCGCCGGGAATACGCCCACCGTCTGCTTGTTGCCGGAGAACCGGACTTCGCAAACTTCGTGATCGTCGTAGACAGGCCGGTTCGCCTTACGACTTTCAGGCTCGTTCAAAACGCTCAGCAGCTTGAAGGTCGCGTAAGTGAGGGATGAGTTGGTCTCGCTCATTGTCGAGTTCCTTTTCGAAAGGTTGCAAAGAAAAAGGCGACCCGAAAGCCGCCTCTTTGCTTAGTGTCGGCTCAGACCGTCAGATCGCAGTCTTCTTGAACCACGCTGTGGCGCCCAGTGGCACGCCGCCGGTGATCGTTGGTGCCGTCCACGCGCCAGCGCCGGTCGCCATGGTCATTGCTGGTTCTGTGAGAACGCAGACAGCCGCGGATGCGATTGCTGCTGATGCCTTGGCGAGGATGAAGTCGTGGCCGTCATCGCCGGTCATAACGGTGCCCAAAGGCTGCTTGACAGGCGGATCGGTTGCCAGCGCGATTTTGTTCACGCCGAGTCCCGGCACAGATGGTGTTGTGAAACGAGTTGCCATGTCGGGGTCTCCTTACGCGGCTGGGTTGGAGTCGTAGAGCTTCCACTGGAACATAGGGTTCGTCATGGTAAGCTCGCCCATGAAGCCGATGTACTGGACAACGGCGTCCTGGTTGATCGGCATCATCGCCTTGCCAATTTTGTTGAAGTTGCGCTCCGGGTGGTAACGAACATGCAGGTTGTTCGTGTCCAGACCGTAAGTCGTGTTGGCCGGCATGTTGGAGCCGACGCCACCTTCCTGCACGATTTCGGCAGAGCGACCAGCGCCGTAGTATTTCAACGATTGGAAACCGAGCTTGCCAAGGCTTGTTTCATCGTTGATGCGCTGAATCGCTGTGGTGGCACCATCGTACGCTGCGTAATGCTCAGGCGACATCAGCAGCAGGTCAGCAGCCTGCTTGTTCTTGGAACGCTGTGTCATGATGCGGTTGAGCATCGGCCGGATGGTGACAGAGTTGACCTGCGTCCCGATTTCAGGAGCAAAGGAGTTCGCATCGAACGAGGATGTGCGCCATACAGCGTTTGCGCGGTCAATACCGCCATAAACGCCCGAGGACACTACCGTTGGAACCGCCAGCTGAAGGCCACCGAGTTCCTTGCCGCCGAAACGGGTACCGTTGCCGTGCAGCGACAAATCGACTTCGTCTTCCAGTTCTGTTTCTGCCGCAGAGATGTGAGCTTCCATCACATCCATCAGCTGATTTTCGCCTTCGTTGTTGAGGATTTCCTCATTCGAAAGCGCCACGGCAACGGCGCACATCTTCGCCGTCCATTCAGCATCGTTGAACAGTTCCGCCGGCACCGGGTTGAGGAAGTCAAAGCCGTTATACCAGACCGTCGAACCGGTTTTGGCATAAAGGAGGCGTTCACGGATTCTCGCACCCGAGTATGGCTTGAATTTACCTTTGCGCTTCAGGACAACCAAGAGCGCTTTGGAGTTGGAAATCAGATCCTGATAGCCCGAGGAACGATCCTCAAGCGCCAGAGACAAAATCTCCTGGTTCTTTTCAATTGATGTAAGGGCCATGTGCCCCTCCTATATTGGTCGATCAGCCTGCTTGGGCAAATGCTCTCTTGAGACTGTCTTTGACTGAGGAAGAGGGCTCGCG